CCTCTTGGGCTCTTTTATATAGGTCTTCGTAAGACGCACCGCTTTCACCTGAAACTCCTGCTGTAGGTGCCGATAACACTTTCATCTTTTCAGAAAATTCTTTAGGATTTTTATTATATTGCTCGATTAAAAATTGTCTATCTCCTGGGCTTATTTTTTTCCAGTTGTCTACAATTTGTGGAGGCATCCCCTCAGGAGGTTTATTATATAATCCTGATGCTAATGTATTTTCTCTATTTTTTTGCTCAATAGCAATTAATTTTTGTCTAGCTTGCTCTATTTGCTCGGGCGTAGCATTAGGTGGAAGTAAATCTGGAAATTTTTGATTAATTTGGTCTATAAGTAAACGGCCTTGTCTTAATCTTTCATAAGATGCTGCGGCGCCATGGTGACGACCGGCCATATCCCATCCAATATGTTTACCTAATTCGTTTACTCCATCTTCATAAGATATATCTCTATTTTCTAAAAATCTCTGGCCTGATTTGGTTTGACGCATTTCTGCTACGGCAAATTTTGCCTGTTGCCTAAGATAGGTCGAATTGTCAACAATCACTCTACCTGAAGCATCCATGACTCCATTTTCTTTCATATAATTGACGAAAGCTTTCGCACGAGAAGGATCGCCCCAACTAAAAATACCATAGTTTGTTCTGCCGTGTGCCGCATTTGTGGCCGGTTCGGCATGAGTTCCAAACATCAATTTTGGATTTAAACTATTTTCTCTATTAACTTCTGATACAACGGCTCTGGCTTGTTTATCGGATAGTCCGGCTTCTCTAAAAGCATCATATGTTTGTTTTGCTAAATTTTCACGACCTGTTAATCCTTCTGTGCCGGCAGCGACACCTCCTCCACCTTTTGCTGCTATCTGTTCTCTTGTTAATCCTGCTGCTTCGGGTGCAATATATTTAAATTCTTTTTTACCACCGGCAGCATCAACAATATCAATACCTGAATTTTTTAATATAGAGCTATCAATTTGTTTTAAAAACGAAACTCTAGGATCATTTGTATCAATATTACCAGTTTTTAATTGTTCTATAATTTCTTTTTGTTCATTTGTCAATCTTGCTTTAGCGGCTGGATTTGCTTTTATTCCGGCTCTTGATAGTAAGGAAGCCACTTCTGGATCGGTTTCGTTTTCTGTTGATGTTCGACCAGCAACTCTTCTGCGACCAAGTTCAGTTTCTCCGGTTTTCTTACCTGGTTTAGCTCCTTCAACATATTCTGCACCAGGCGTTTGAGGTTTACCTCGACCATATCTTCTGGCCGTAGCTTCTATAAAGCCCGATACATCAGGATTAGACCTTTTATAATAGTCTGGAAATATATTGGCCAGTTCTGTAGGAGTTAAAGCAGATAATAGTTGCTGGCCAGCAGAGGTTTGTGTTAGAGAAACCCTATCTGAAATTGATGTATTTTTAAGCAATGCCTTATAATCTACGCTTAAATTTTTAAAATCCGTTGCCATTTATGTTCTTCTTACCCTTTGAAGGTTTCTTTGTTCTTTCATACGATCTTCTTCTTCTTTTATTAACTGTTTAAGAAGATCAGTATAAACCACTCTTTCCCATGGCAACATATTTTCCAAATCACTCAAATTATATTTATGGTGTTGCATCATCGCAAAATTAGTCTTAAAGTAATTCTCTAACGAATCATGCCCCACCATTAGAAAAAAAAACTGGAAAAATTATCATACCTTATGTTATGTTCATATTCACACTTAGAGCATTTAGCCTTTGATGTGACCACAAAAGATGGAAAATTATCAATATATTCTTCTAGTTTCTTAAATTGCTCTTGTGTTAAATCGCCTATAAAAGCCTGCATTTCTGCTGGTGTAAAATCTTTACTGGTAAATACTTGGTCTTTTTGTATAACCTGTTCAACTGAGGCCGCTATAATTTTGATTTTCTTTTCAATTGTTAATTCATCATCATTAAGCATCTTCATAATAGAATATGAAGGATATTTCATCTTCAGTCTCAGACTGCCTGATAATGTTATTTCCTGTTTTATATTTTCATTTTTAACTATTTCACAGTTTGTTATATCAATTTTGGCTGTAAATCTGCTGCCACAAGCCTCACCATCTTCTATTACATTATTACAGGTAAAATTAATATCAATCGATTCACCAACAGACTTGGCTCTTAGGGCGATGAAAATATAATCTATGTCAAAAAACGGTAAAGTTTCTACATTTACATCACCATCAACAATACAGTTGTTTATGATCTGTTTTGTCGTGTTGATTATTTCAGCCTGGTCTTTTGACTGCGCGGCTATCAATAAAAGTTTTTCTTCCTTGACTAGAAAAGGTCTAATGGTTATTTCTTTTCCAGTAGAAGGAATCTTAATCTGATATAAAGGCACATCAAGTTTTGGTAATGGCATATTTTAATCACCTTTCATTATTACGGAGGAGTGACTGATTTTCCTTCAACTAATTGATACTGGGTGTCATCTAAATCGTCTTTGTTTCTTCTGCGCCATTTGCTATATGTAAATGTAACAGTCAATCTTTGGAAGTTATCATCTGCCCAAGTTACTGGCTGAGGATTTATGAGTACGGGATATGCATCATATAATGTAAATGCATATGTGGCCAAAGGTGTTTCACTACCATATTCGTCTTCGAAATCTGACATTTGAAACATTGTGATTTCAGAACTATAATTGTCCCTATATTGAAAATCAAAGGTGTTTGTTGGATTGATATATTCCATCCAGTTATCAAAGAACTCTCTTTCAAACGAAGCATTTCTACAAAGAAATGTCATATTAATATCTTGATACTCAGTCTGAAATGGTAATTTAAAGTTAGGTCCATAATAATGGAGATCAATTGATTGTAGGCCGCGACCAGGAAATTCTGTGGCCTCACATAGATAAGTGAGATCACCCATGACTTCACCCTCATCAATTTCATTAAATGCTCGTGGTATTATTCTGACAGCGAACCGGCAAGATTTGGCCAAATGACCAAAACTATCGGATACTTTCCAGAATGAATCCATATCAAGTGCTTCTGGAGCATTATCTATTGGAAATGAAGGCATTTATTATCCTTTTCTTATAAACAATTCTAGTGGTAGTTCTGCGACTTTATCCCATTCATCAGCAGTTATTTCTATGAACCTGCTGCGGACATGTGGAAACAAATATCTCTTAATACAGGGCCTCATTTCATTTGCCATTCTCTTGGTCGAGGCCAGAAGATCATAAGTCAATCTTAACTTGGTCGTCTTGTCAAACTTGTTATTGCTGGCATGTTCTTTGAGCGCACCCAGCAAAGAGGCTCTTTCACCGCCTGACAGATAATGTAGGTTTAGACCTAAAAATCCATCAGAATATGGTTCAATAGGAAAAACAAGTGGGTATATGTCATATATTGGCAGCGTCTTCTTCATCTTTGGATCATACTTGAAGAAATACATCTTACCAATAATAGTGCTATCAGCGGCTCTCTGGTCATTACCGAGTATGTTTTTGCGATAGCCAGCAGCCGACCTTGCTTTTCCTATAAACCAGTCTTGTAAATCACCCGAACTATATTTTGCCATACTATATTTATTTGATTCCTAATTCTTTTTCAGTTATTAGTCTAAATTCCCAGCCCCGGTCAGCACAATATTCTCTGGCTGCTTTCCATTTGGCCTGATTGACACCATAGGTGACAACCTCTGTTATGAACTTTTTGGTCTGTCTGGATGGTATCTCAGGCTCTCTGGTCTGTGCTGCTGGTTTGACCTCCAATAGCATGGTCTTGGTGGTGTTGTCGCGCAGGCGCATTTTAACGAGAAAATCAGGGAAGTATCGATGCATCCTGTTATCAACTGGCGAAACATAGGGTATAATCAGTTCTTCGCTGCGCCATTCTATGACATTGGTATTCTCATCGAGGTATTTCATAAGGCGGAGTTCCCACAAACTACGATAAATGATGTTTGTGGGGTCACCGCCATACTTTTTAGGGTTCTTTGGTCTGAATTTGCCTTTATAACTTTTCATATAAATATATAGAACATCCTTATATAAGGTCAAAAAATGATAGAAAGCCTTACTTCAGTTTATAATTCAACCGTAGGAGTTGCTCAGCAAATTGGGCAAGGAATAGCCGCAGTAACAACACCAATTGGAGAAGGATTAAAGAGAGTTACCAATTCTCCTGTCATAACAGATGATACACTAAGCCAGTCTCGATATGATTTTACTACGAGAGCATTTCCTAATGATTTAGGCTCCGATTATAACGGCCATTATATGATCATCAACATAAACGTGCCTGTAGATTCATCAGGTAAACTGCGCGGTGCTTTTACTAATAGATTTACACCCCTACAAAACGAATATTCAAAGGTTGATGTACTCAGATTTGGAAGCGGACCTGGCGCAACCGGTCTTGGTGGGCAGCAAAGAGAGGCTTTTGCTCTGGCCAGAAATACAAGACGAATTGCCGAATCTATTGCCCTTTTTATGCCCAGCCCACTGGTTTATACGAGCGAAAACAAATATGAAGATATAAGTTTGACCGCTTTGGCCGGTTCAATCGGAGTTGGTGTTTTAAAGGGTGCGGCATCTGTTGTCAGTTCAGGCGCCGCCAAAGTAATTGGTGCGGCAGGCCAAGTTATTGGCACTGTGGCCACTCTAGCTGGTTATCCAATTAATCCAAGAGTAGAAATACTTTTCTCCACTACACCACAAAGACAATTTGCTTTTGAAGTTCTTATGGCTCCTAGAAATGAAAAAGAGTCACAGACAATCAGAGACATTATACAAACATTAAGATTTCATGCTGCACCTGAATTAGAT